GATGCCCCGTTGATGTGATCGCCCGGATCGGGCGTGATGGACTGAAGATCGCCCTGCCAGAGCGTTTCGTACGCCCCGCCGCTCGCGCTCAACTGAATCTTCATGAGCATGCCGGGAAGGGTCTTCCCGTAGAGCGGGCTCGCCGGATTGTACTTACTGAAATAGGACGTGCGATTGCGGACGTATAGAGTGCAAGTGCCCGCCGTGGACCGGCCCGTCAACTGGGAGCTGGTATCGCGACCGCGCCAACACGAAGCCCGGTAGACATACTGCGTGATGTCAACGAGGTCCCCGTCGCCGTTGATGTCGAGCAGGTACTTGTAGCTCGCAGCTCCCATTCACCACTCCAGATAGCGAAAGGCCCGGATCATCTCCGGGCCTCTCGTGTCACTGATTCGCCACAGGCGGCGAGCTATTGGATGTAGGCGAACCCGCCGTTGCGCCAGACGGTCGTAAAGGCTTGCGCAACCTTTTGGTTGAAGTCGTCAGCCCCGTAAACATCGCCGTTGATCGTGACGTTTACAGTCGGCATCTTCGGCTGGGAGCCGGTGTCGCCATTGTCCCCGGTGTCACCCGCGCCGCCCGTTCCGACAACCGGCACTCCGGTATTGCCCGAAGCGTCCGCGCCGGTATTGGCGGTCTTCAGGTTTTGGAGCATGACGTCGATCTCCGCGACTACCGCTGTGGCCGCCGCCGAAATCGCATCGGAAATCTTATTGCCCACGGTGTCAAACGCGCCCATCATCGAATCCGTCAACGTTTGGATCTGCGATGTGGTTTTGTCCTGTGCTGTAGCAAGATCGCCCAGGAGTTCCTTCACTTTGTCCTGGTAGGCTTGATCCATCGCGGCCTTCGTGTCCGCGAGGAGCCCACTGGAGATCGTGTTAAATCCCTGGTCGTAACGGCTCACGGCGGTCTGCCCTGCCGTGCCGCCGTACTGAATCAGAGCTTGCCGCATCGCATCGGTGAGCACGCCAGAACTCTGGAAGTCAGACACCGCCTGATCCCAGCCGTTCATGTTCGTGCCGATTCCGGCAATCCCCTTGAACTTATCAGGGTCGAGCCCGGCGTTAGTGAATGCATCAACCACGTCCTGGTCCCAGGTGCCGTTGAGCAGCTTCTGGACCGGGTCCATAGTCGGAGCTAGCTTCTCAAGCTCGCCCTGCAACTCGGTGATGAAATTGAGTGACGAGTGAAGCCCAGGCAGAGCGGCTGCCTCATTGAGCTTTTCCATGTCGCCGCCCCACTTCTCGTACAGAGTAATGAGGTCGGGAAGGATCTCGCCGGTGTCCTTGAAGTGCTGGACCAGATCCGTCCAGGTCTTGTCCTCCTTGGTCAGGTCTGCGAAGTCTTTGAACTTCTCGAGGTTGCCGCCCAGCTCCTGAATCTTCGCCGCAAGCTCGTCGGTTACCGTGCCTGTCTTCACGAAGTCGTCATAGAGCGAATTCGTGGTTGGAATCAGGCTCTTGACCGCCTGCTGTAAATTCTGCAGGTCCGTCACCGCCTTGCTGGGCGCCATGAGAACGTCGGCCCAGTTCGGAAGGTTCTGCTGCAGTGCCGCCGAGTTCTTGAACGCCTCGGCGAATTGCTTGTTCAGTTCGGTCCAGTCGCCGGTTGCCTGCCCCAACTCGAAGGCACTACGAAAATTGAACGTGCCCCACGAGGTCTTGACCTGCTCCAACGACTGCAGGAACTCATTCACCTTCCCCTGCGCTTGCGCGAGAGGATACAAGGTGTTGACGAGAAATGTCGGCGACGACGAGATGTCTTTGCGGATGTCGTATGCCGAGGAATCCGTCAAGCCGAGGCTTTCGTAAAACGACTTGAACTGGTCGGTGCTTATATTGATGCCGCCGAAGTCCCGCGCCACTTCCATCGAGCCGGCTTGTTCGGAAGTCTTGCCCTGAATCGCACTGACGAGACTCTGGACACCCTTCGTGAACGCCCCGACCGCAGCGCCGATTGCGGCCCCGATGGGTCCTGCGATCGCCAGGCCGGCCAGCGCGCCGCCACCGATTCCTTCGACCCAGCCCGCGGCGCCGTCCCGGTTGATCGAGTCCATGTAGGCCATGATGCCGCCGGTCGTCATGAGCCCGCCAGCGATCCCACCAACGCCTTTCCCGTTGATGCCTCCTGCCGGCAATCCGAATAGCCCGGTACTGCTTGGACCGCTGGACTCCTCGCCGCTGTCAGACTTACCTGCGCCGGTGATCCAGTCGGATAGACTCTTGCCGAGCTTCTTCATTTCGTCCTTGAGCGGACTCAGAAGCTCGTCCAGGAACGTGCGCAGCAGGCCCTTGACCGAATCCTTCGCCACTTGCGATATGGTCTGCCAGAAGCCTTTCCATTCAACGATGGCGTCAGAGATCCCCTTGATCCAGTCGTTGAAAATGGTCGAGATTTCCTGGCTGACTTCGTCCTTGGTTTCCTTGGCGGCGCCAACGAATACGTCGTTGAACGCCTTCCAGTCCTTGTCCATCTCCGCTTTGGACGGCAGTTGAAAAGCGTCCTTGAGCGGGTCCCTCGATTTCATCTTGTCGATGTCTTCGACGGTCTGATTGAGCAGTTCCTGGACGGCAGACACCGTGTCCGCCGGCTCTTCCTGCTTGATATGTTTGAGAGATTCGGTCCAGGACTTCATGGCATCGTCCGCCCGCTTCCAGGCCAGGGCGGAGTTATACAACTCTTCATCCAGCGCACTGAGAGGCTGCCCGAATTCCTTCTGCGCTTCGGTCGCCTTGACGATGTCCTTCCAATGCGCTTGCGCGTACTGATCGACAGTTGCGCCCACAGCGGCGAGTTTCTTGTACTCGTCCGTGATGGCGCTCATCGGTTGGATCTCTTTAAGCCACTGCTCCTGTAGTTTCTTCTCCTCCTCAGTGAGTCGGTGTACGGAGTCAGCGGCAGCCGCATGGGCCTGAACCTGCCGGTTCGCAAGTTTCTGTACCTGGTCATACGCATCGAGCATCGGTTTGATGCGGTCGATGTACTTCTGTGGGTCTTCCCAGCCCGACCTGTGTAGGATGTCAATCCCGTACTGTGCCTGGTCCGCGCCAATGTTCAGGCTGCGCGCGCGTTTCTCAAGTGCCTCCGCCTCTTTGCGAAGCGCCTCTTGAGACATCTGCTGCATCTCTTTGACGCGGCCCTGAAACAAGCCCAGCTTGTCCCACAACTTGGTCAGTGCCTCGTCGGCCCCGGTGAGATCGGCAATCCAGCGTCCTATGTTCCAGCCCAAAATCGCAGCACCGGCAACCGATGCCGCCTTCCCGAAGCCTCCCATGTTGTTCCCGGCAGTGGCGATGACCTTGCCGAAGTTGTCCCACTCTCCGATCATGCTCGTGATCTTAAATCCAGCCCAAACTGTAAGGAAGGCGATCGCGGCGCTCTTCAGGGTGTCAAAGTTGCCGGCGGTAAACACTATGACCTTGCCAAGCGAGTCAACCGCGGAGGTGAGGCCGTCGACAATGCCGGTGTTGTGAACAATCGAGCGCTCCAGATTGCTCATCATCTTGTCCCACTTTTCGCCTAGGGTCTCCTCCATGCGCCCGTGGGCATCGAGCATGTGGTTGCCGGATTCGGTCATTTGATCGAAGGCCAGAGCCGCTTTCTGCGCTCCCGCTCCAGCCAGGGCGAGAAAGGCGTTCACCTGCCGACCCTGCAGCCCAAGCTCGTTCGCCAGGGCCGTATCCCCCTGGATCACGGTCCCGAGCTTGGAAAGGACGTTGATGATGCCGCCGTTTTTGAACGTGTCGGCATTCAGGTCCACACCCATTTCCCGGAGTTGCTGGTTGAGCTTCGAACCTTCCGTGCTCATCTTCGTAAACAGGGTCGTGAGCAGAGTCGCACCCTGGGTGACCGGAATCTGGTACTGCTTCAGGGTCGAAAGAACGGCCCCGAGGTCGGCCAGTGGAATGTTCAGGCCTGCAGCCACGCTGGCGAGTCTGCCAAGACCCTTTGCCAGTTCGTTCGCGTCCATGCCGCCGCCCTGGCGGAGGATGCGGAACAACGTCTCGGCCGTTTGCGATACCTCTGCGGTGCTCTTGCCGTAAGCGTTTTGCGAGACCTTTAGCAAATCAACGGCGCTTGCCGTATCAACGAACGCGGTTTTGGAGAGAAGCGCGGCCTGCTTCACATAGTCGATAGCATCAGCCGAGCTGACACCGGATTGAATAGTCGCGTAGAGGGTCTTTGCCAGTTGCGTATTGGAGCCAAACTCGCCCCCAAGAGAAAGCAATTGTTCCCGGAGCGCTCCGTAGACTTCAGGGCTGCCCTCAAACAGAGTTGTGACTTTGGCGAACTCGGTCTGGAAGTCAATCAGTTTCCCGGTCCAGTGCTCAATCTGCTGCGCGAGCTGGAGGCCGCCGAACGTGACAGCGAGCCCGGCCACGATACCCTTGACGCTCTCAAGAGCGGAGCCGAACCCCTGGCTGGACGATGCAGCTCTCTTCTGAGAGTTTTCAGCCTGGTCGCCTACGTCGCTCAGGGCGAGCCGCATCTTTTCGAGTGCGGCCACGCCCTGGGAGGTGTCAGCCCGCAGCGTGAACTGGATTGTCGAACCCGGCATGGGATTGCCTATCTTGCGAAAATCGTCGCGAGTCGCGCAGCGATAATGTTGGCTTGAAGTTCGGCAACGTGGATCTGCCGTTCGTATTGAGCGGATTCGAGTGCCGTTATTTGATCGGGCGAGAGGTCGAGGAGATCCTCTTTTCGCAAGAGGCCGATCTCCCAGGACGCAAACAGATCAAGGGCATCGCGCACCAGGTCGATATTCCTGGCTGCTTCAAGCGCCAACTCGGCGTCGTGCCCGCGGTAGGGGTTCTCTTTCAGGCTGCAAACAAGGCAGCAGGAAGGGTCTTTCTTTAGCAGTCCGCAATGCCGGAGATCTGGCGTCGCCCGTCTCACTTCATCTTGGGCTTCTTTGTCGCCTAAGGACAGGAAGAGGTCCGCGAAACACTCTTCCCGCCCGCACTTGGCATCTTCACGCAATAGCCGGTATCCGCGAAGGCCCCGGCTGAGAGCCTTCGCAACTAGCCGTTTTTTACCGTGATCCGGCTCATCACGCGATTGACAAAAAACAGCTTGTCGCTCAACTGCAGCTTCGGGAGCCACTGGTTCTTATTGGCTTCCGTGCATTCCTGCCCATTGATCACGAATCCGCCGAGGCCCGTAAGCATCGAATCGGCAAGCTGCTCGATCGTGTCCCAGTTGATGCGTACGATCGTCCGGCGGCCCTTTTGGACCTGCTTGCCTGCGCGCTTGTGCCGGATGCGGTCTTCCTCTGTGATGCGGCGGTGCCTGAAGGTCAGATTCAGGACAGCCACCGACTCGAGCGCGGGCACGTAAAGCGGGCGCTTGGCTTTCACTTCCTGCTCCGCTCCGCCCAGGACAAGCTTGAGCTTGCCTGTGCCCTCCTCGGATGCTGCGATGAGGTTACTGTACCCTTCCGTGTAAATGCGCGTCTTAATCTGAGGATTCGCGTCGAGCCACGCCAGCATTTGCTCTCGTGTGGCCTCGCCCTCGATCCCCTGAATGCTGCGGAAGTGCTTGGTGACGAAGGCGCGCACGTTCGCATCGTCGCCGGCTTCCGTTTCGGTTTCATCCGCAAGGTCCGAGGCCTTGGTTTTCGGCATCAGGTCGTCGAGAAACGATTTTGTCTCGTGCGATCCGGTAGCAGCATCCATGGCGAAGTAGGCCATCACGTCCTGACCGCCCTGATCGAACTGCAGGGGGAAGATGATCTCGTCCCCAGTCAACTCGTAATGCAATCCATCCGGCTCTATCACTGCAACATTGCCCATGCGACTCGTCTCCTAAAGAAAAAAGGGGCGAGATCGTTCCCGCCCCGGATTTTGGTTGGGGGTGCGCGAATCGAACGCGCCTTTACGGGGCATGAGCCCGCTGGGTAACCACTACAGTAACCCCCTTCAAACTGCATCAAGTGGCCATTTCACGCTCTTTCGCCCTGATGCCCCACCGTCACTCGCGTTAACTCGTCGAACGGGTGATCGGCGTATTGATGCCGATATTGACCGTGCATTCCTCGACCGTGCCGACTGCCCCCGAAATCAGCGGAATCTGGCCCATGAATCCCTGGAAAGAAAACTCCGGATTGTCAGTGGCCTTCGCCGCGCGTTTGCGCCGCATCTTGAACGAAACGAGCTGCCCGCGGTTGTCCCACAGCACCTCATCCACGCTGCCGGCGCCGTAGTTCTTGAACATCTTCGCGCTCGCCGTGGGCTTCTCCAGGCCTGGCACGTAGACATGGCAGCCGTCGCCGGACGCGGTCGTCTCCACTTCGTCGATCGCGAAATTGAGCTGGATCTCCGAGGTCTGGTCCGACAGGTCCACACTGTTGACCTCGAAGTACGGATCTTTGATGACTTCAACCACTGCCGTCATTGGTAACCTCCCCAAATGAAAAAAGCCCGGATTGCTCCGAGCCTCGTCAATTCCCTGCCCTCTTCCCCAAGCTACACGATGCCGACGACCACAAAGATGGTCGCCGTCCCGACAACCGTTACTTTGACGCGCCACCACGAGTCGGTAATCGGCCCCGCTGCCGACTTGAACTCGGAACCGGTGTCGGTATGTTGCGCGAAGGTGATCTTGTCAGTCGGAGAGGCCATCCCCTCTGCGTCATCGCACTGAACCACCACGTCAACCGAGCCACTGGCCACGTCAAAGACGTGCAACGCAGCAAACAACTTCTTCCCTTCCGGCACAGCCCCAACATGGAAGGCAGTTCCCAGATGCTCTCCGGCTGCGAGCATGGTCTTTGCGATCAGGATGGTCCCGCGAATGACTTCGCCGGCATCCTGGCTCATTGAAAAATCGAAGCTCGGCAGCTCGCCCACTTTCATACTCGGGGCGTAACTCGAGCCCCATGCTTTCGTAAAATAGGCGATCTCGCCACTCACGCCGCCTTTCTGCGTGACAGAAACGGGGACACCCGCTGTCCCGAGGCGCGCCACGAGGGTTTCGTCGACCAGCCCTTCGCCGAAGGTGACAAAGCCTTTCTGGTCGAGAGTGATCTTCGCTAGGCCCGGCGCCGTCACGTGCGAGCTGTCCGGAAAGGTCGTACATTCCTTCTGGTCGAACTCAATCGCTAGGCTCACTTCGTTCTCGTCGCCGCTCAGGTCGACACCGCCGAGATACACCTTCCGATCCTTGATAATGTTGGCAATTGCAGTCACGCCGTCCTCCTATAGGCCACAATGGAAGCGCCCCTCATAACTGGGTGCGTTCTTTTAAAACTTCAAAGTTGCAGGCAAAGACCGTGCGGCCCTGCTCGTCCCGCCGCAACACGAACGGCTCATCGAGCGCGGCAATCCACACGTATCGCGTGTCATTCAGTGCCTGGTCCGCCAGGCCGTCTAGCAGTTGCTTGATCCCCTCGATCTTCAGACGGCCGTCTTCGTAGTCCGAATCCCGGACCTCGATCTGGAATCGGGGCTGCTCGGCCGCTACTCCCCCTGACGTTCTGATCGGCGCCTGACCGCGATATTCAAAGACCGCAACCGCTCCATCAGGCGTGTCTGGAAGGTCTGATTTGAAGAGGTCTTCTCCCTCAGTGCCGTACTCGTTTTCGGCCAGATACCCGCAGATGTCGTCAAGGAGCATCGGATGTCTCCATTACTTCGGCAAGGCGTTCTCGGCCTCGATTTCGATCTCTTCCGCTATCACCGCGTCGAGCTTCGGCCATGCCTCGTTGATCGGGTCTTCGAGAAACTTCGCTTTTCCAACCTTATGATGGGCTGCGAGGTTCTCGTGGACTTCCGCAGCGTATCCGACTTCTTTGCCCGCATTCTTGCCTTGCGCAGGACCGCCGTAGCCGCCCACTACGGTGACGACTCCTCCTTCGATCACCGGCTTCTCGACGTGCCCGGTCGACTTCAAGGCGCCCGTATCAACCGGGCATTCCTTTTTCGACTCCGTCATTACCTCTTCATACCAGCCGTAGGCGCCGCGAGCCACTGCCTCGGCCTGTCCACGTTCGAGCTTTGCGAGGCCAGTGATGGCTTGCGTCAGACCGACAAACTCGCCTTTAAACTCAATCACGTCTCTCTCCGAACCAGACCTCGACCGCATACGGTTGCCCGTCACTGTCGAGCGTCGCCTGAACGTCAACGATGGGAAGCAGTGAGCCGTCCGGCATCGTGAACACATCCGTTGGTCTTACGGCCACGTTTTCAAGGATGATGATCTGGGTACGGCTGACAAGCTCGGTGCCATCCGCCAGTCTCCGGCGGCGCTCACGATTGATAATCAATGCCTTCCTGACCACGGGATCGTTGTACTCGGGCTTTCCGTAGGCGGATCTTCCCGTCATGGTCTGATGCTGCACGGTGGCGAGCAATCCCTGGACGGTCCGGTTTGCCACGGCCACGAGGTCGTGAATGAGTTTCGAGTTCATCGTTACGCTCGCACCAGATTGATCATGCCGCTCGAACCGTGCTTGCGGTCTCCCCAAAGCGAGATCATCTCGTACACTGCCTCGGGAATGACACGCCGCTTAGGCGAATTACCTTGGTTAAAGCCGACCTTGACCGGGCCCACGGCGATGTCGCCCAAGCCCTCGGTCGATAGCTCGGCAGTTCGATCGTTGGCAATCAGATACATCGCAAGCTCCGCCTGCGCTTCCTTCAGCGCCTGCGGAATCTCGCTGTCGGCAAGAATGCGGCCTACTCCATCGTAAAGACCGCTATCGATCGGATCGCCGTCGTACATGCCGATGCGCGGCCACTGAAGCGCCTGATGGTCCACGTCGGTCGGGTATCCGTCCCATGCGATCTGACTGTCGAGCAGCCTGGCGGCCCACAGTAAGGCCTTGGTCTTCGTCGGAT